CTTAGAGAAGTCTCCGCCACTAACCTCTGAGGCAATTCCTGAGACAAAGGACGTTGCGATAATTGTTTGAATCTGTGGCGTCGTTAGATTGGTAGCATTAGCAATCTTGTCGATATAAGTCTTAACTTCACCACCCAAGAGGTTCTTGGTCAGCTCCGGAGCCATTGAGCTCGCGCCGGCCGTGACCGCACCCTCAAGCATCGCTTTGGTGACATCTTGACCCGCAATGGCAGCTCGAACACCGTTGACTGATGCGCCGATAATCGCCTTACCAGCGGCAAGCTGCATAACCTCGGATTCAATACCAAATGTTGCTCCGATGCTTTTGGATACCGCAGGATTGGATGCAAGGTTTTGTGCCATCAGGTTGATACCAACCATCAGGCCAGCCTTTAGGGGATCTACCCCTTGGGAGCCTAACGCAGCGCCTTTAAGGGCCGCATAAACATATGGGGCATAGGCCTGACCGCCAGGAATGGCTGCCACCGCAACCGCTGCCAATTCAGGAAATAACGGTACTTTTGCAATTTCTCGCCCAAGTCTTTGGAAGAAATTGAGCTTGGGCATCCATTGGGCATAGGTCTTTCCATCGTTTTGAATCCAGGCAGTGGCTTGATCCGCACCACTTGACTCTGGAATATAGACAAGCTGCCCATCTTTTTCCCCGATGCCTTTAATTGCACCGGTAGTGACGTTTCCTACACTTCTGCCTAGTGTGTAGTTTTTAAAACTACCGACTTTTTCTTGAAAATAACTTTCCGGAACCAAAACACCGGAGGTAGAGAATTTGTTTTCGCTTAATCGATTGTAAAAAGCATCTGCGCCATCGAAGTCTTTAAATCCACCAAAGTCGATTGGCTGCTGCTTTGTATAGAACTCACTGATTAAGTCTTTATTTAAAAGACTATTTGAGTAGTATTGTTTATTACCGCTCGTTACACCCTTAGCGATGAAGTCATCGGGAATGAAGGTGTAATTGCCCTTGTCTGTGGAAAAGGTATAGGCGTAATGAGCCGACCCATCCAGCATCCACTTATAGGCATAGCTTTGAAGATCTAAGTCTCCAAAGGCGTTGGTACTAATTACGGCCATTTACCGATCCTTAGACTTCGTGGCGACCGAGTTTTTTGGAACGAAAGTCTTTTCCATAGGATCGACATATTCGACCCGACGACCACGCACATATTCGACCGGTGGTTTTTCTTTCTTTTTTTGTTTCTTCTGATCCATTACGCTACCCTCGGATTAACAGCGGCAAGTACAACCTGAGCCCAATCAAACCAGTTATCGAAGTCCTCGGTCCCAGGAATGGCTTCGTTAGTAAAAATGTCAATCGCTTTAAGGCCGTTACCCCAAAGCCTCCAGTCTGTGAGCGGCCCCGGAATCTCGAGCTGCTGACCGGCATACTGTTCACACATCAAAGCCGCCCATGACTCAAAAGTATGAAACCTCGGGTCATAGACCAAAGGCTGGCCACTAGGCGGAGTAAGAGGAGTCGTCATGAGTAACCTCTCACATCACCGACATCTGCGCTTAAGATGACCCGGCCAAGCTGATAATTCCCCCCGACCACATTGGAGGTAAATTTAAGCCTCAGCTCACGCCGTTGCTCTTTCATATCGATCTTGCCTGTGCTGGAGTCAAAGAAATAAGGGTTAGACGGCTGATCTGCTACTTGGGCATAAGGTCTACCTGTGATGACCAAGCTCATTTGTCCGTTTTGTAGGAAGTCCGGCTCCACCCGCTCAAGCCTTAACCAACGGTTAGCGCCTTCAGGAGATGGAGCAGACGGACCCCCGGAAACCCATCCCAAGTCATTGGTCTCAAAATAAGACTCGATAGCGACCACGTTTTGGCCATTGATGGCGTCCACACCAACTTCGTGTTGGTAGACCTCAATCCGATTCTCCGGGGTCTTGAAGGTCAAATCTTGGGTATCTGAGGCCGTCGGGGCTTGGGAAAGTGTCAGCACCATGACATAGAGGTCAGTCACCGGCACTGAGAATCCTGATCCCGCCCCTCCCAGGTTAGTGTTGCTCGCAGAAAGGATATCTCCAACCTCATACCCGGCACCAGGCTCAACCATCGTGACGACCGTAACTGCCCCGCCGGCAACGGTAATATCTGCGGTAGCACCAAATCCTGAACCCCCGGTTAGAGGGACATCTGTGTAAGAACCATTTACATATAAAGAGCCGCCGGTTATCGCCCCAAGAGTCTTAATTCCGCTTGACTGGATGGCATCGATCACCGTCCCCGTAGGGATGTCAGCTCCCTCCACCACGTCATTTACTCTAAGCTGACCGTAGTAAGTATCAAGCTGGAGCTTATCGAAACCTGAGGTGTAGGTAATTGAGGCAATAAGCCTTGTTTCCTGAGGCAGGGTTTCCCAATCAGCCTCAACCGGGAAGGCAAACACCTGGGAGAAGTAGCCCGCCGACCGCCGGGAACCTAAAGCGGTTCCTGCGTCATACCAAGTGTTTTCCCGAATGTTATAGATGATCGCATCGTTACATTCCGTAGAGTTCCCTCGCGGATAGAACCACCACACCTCACCGAATCGCGGGACTTTAGTTGCCCAAACCTTTTGACGCTGAGAATAGTTCAGGTTGTCAAAAAAGTAGTTCTGATTCATAGCGTTGGGGATCTCTTTCACCACGCCGTTGTATAAGAGGAACCGGTCAACTCCGCACCAGTAATAGACCCCGTCATACTCAATTACAGACTGAGAAGACATGATTGAGGTCTGTGACGAAATAATGTCGTACCGCCAAAAGGTTGGGGGAGCGAAGTTTCCAGTCCCCGACACACCTAAGGATTGAGGCGCATACGACACCCGGACTAGGGAGTCCAGGGACCAAAAGAGGCCCGATGGGGAGTTTGAGCCGCCACGCACTGGTAGCCCCTGGACAATCTTTCCGGTGGCCACATTGACCTCGTTAGCATCTGCGGACACCCAATCCTGGGCGTTTCCGGCAGAGCAGTTCCTGATCAGGCCGTTGTTTCCATAGACGAAGACATAGGGGTGTAAAGACACAACCCCACCGGATACGGCCACATTATTGTTAAAGGTAGCCGTGACGGTCGCAGACGCTGTGGCATTATTAGATATGACGACAGAGGTTCCTGAGACAGAAACGACCGTCGTATTAGCGGGAATTCCGGCTCCCGTAATCGTCTGACCGGCTCCAATTAGAGTGTTAGATGCCGCTAGGGTCAGGTTTGGTGTGCCGGTTGAGGTAGTTACCGAGTCAGTAAAAACCCCAATTTGTCCCATAACCGTGCCGTTGATGTCCCCGATCAGAACAGGCGTGTTTGTGGTGTTATCGATAGCCGCAAGGTTTTGCCCGGGATGGGCAAGGATCGTGTTTACTCCAGCTCCGGCAACATCAAAAAAGCCATCGAACTGCCACATATTCAAAGGCGAGGCAGTGAAGTTAGACAGGGTGAAATCCGCTACCCCGGCGCCCACACCGTTGTCATCGATTACAAGCTCTTGAAGCCCGTCTGAGTATCCGGAAAAGATAAAGTTAAAGGCATTCTGAGCGTTTACCCAAATGCCTCGAGATGGGCCTACTAGCTCATTAGATATGACCCGATACCCACCGATCTTACGGGGGCGGCCACGCTGGAACCTTACCCAGCGGCCGTCGTTGTAATACTGCTTATCGAATACAGTACCGTCGCGCTGGATACCGGCAAGAGTATCTAGGGCAAAGACTTTTGCGGTCATTAGAATGTCCCGCCAAGTACGCCGCCACTAAATGTTCCCGTACCCGTCACGGTAATGCCTGCCGCAGCTACGTTAAGTCTTTGTGTGCCGAGAACGGTGACTCCAAACTGACCGGCTGCAGGTCGATAAATACCCGTGTTGGTCTCGGATGCGAAGGCTAGGGAAGGAGAGCTCACCGTGCCGTTTCCGATCTGAAGGTTGACCGTACCGGCCAAGACCGTTGAGGCGTTTAAGAGGTTGACCGAGTCACAGATCAAAATCACCTGTTGGCCGGCCGGGACGATTGCGGTTCCTGATCCTGCGATACCCGTCGTAAAGGTAATCGTGAAGTTCGACGCCGTGCCGTCAGTCTGATTGGTAATGTAATAAATCTGAATGGTCTGAGGGACTTGGATCGTGACGTTATTGGTAAGCGTTCCGGTGTACTTCTGAATGACGTTTGAGGCCTCAGTCGGGGTCAGGGTGTAGGTACCAGTCGTCACCGCTTTGGTGAGCTGGGTGAAATTAAACTGCGTAGACCGCCCGATACCGATTGAGTAAAAAGCCGTGCCTGAGGAGACAACGAAACATGAATCCGATGGCTGCAGATCGATTGATCCAAGACTATCGATCAGCTCACCACCTGGAGGGTCAACCGTTAGGGTTCCCGTGCCGGAGTTACGAATTAAGGTAAACCAGTTATTCCCGACAGTCGTAGCCGCCGTCAGGGTAAAGGGTCCGGTCCCGCCCGTCCACACCAAGGTTTGGGCCCGATCGGAGGCCAAAACCGTATAGTTTGAGTTAATCGTGCTAACCGGATGGGACTGATTTAAGGTGTTTCCTGAGGCCAAAAGGCCGTATCCAGCGAGGGTCGCGGCATCGACGTTTGATGTTCCCACCCCAAAGGCGATAACCCCCCAGGTTCCAGCTTCATCCGGGTTGGTCTCAATGTAGATGTACTTCGCCTCACCGGCGGCGACCGAAACGATCGTGTTTCCGTCAAAATCAGCGACCGTGAAAGTCGTGCCCCCGACATTTCGGATTAGGGCATCGTTTCCGACTGAGGCCTGGTTAGCCGGTGGCATATCCAAGCGGAGTCCGCCGGTAGTCGCCGTGACCTCCATGATCCTAGCGGCATAGTCGTCTGTCGCATTACCGTTGATTGGCCACTCAAGCTGGAGGTTAGCTGACAGGGTAATCGCCCGATAGGCGACGTCGGTAGGCTGGATTACGTTTCCGGTAAAAGGCGAGTTATAGCTCATCATGAATCCAGTACAGTAGCTTGACGGTCAGCAATCCGAGTGATGTCCTCGTTTTTCAGCACCTGCATGATTTGGCTGTACTGAGCCTGCCACATCGGGATGCGCTCGTCGTTTTTAAGGAAAGGCATGGCCTGCAGCAGGGTTCCATAGAGCATGGCC